ATAGACCAAACAATTAGAGATTATGGTTTTGATGTTGACGGAGACGAAGTTGGTTATTATATTATGGATAAACTTCGTCATATAGATGACATAACCCCATTAAGAAAACCAAATGGCAATAACTAGAACAGACATAGAAGGAAACAAAATTATTTGTGAAATAACATCTTCTAATTTAAAAAGAAGTGAGTATGATATTGAAAATAAAACATTAAAAATAACTTTCAACAATGAAATGTTATATGAATATGAAGAAGTCCCCCATTCAATATATTCTCAATTTAGATTATCAGATTCTCAAGGAAAATATTTCAATCAAAACATATCAAAAAAATTCAAATACAAAAAACTTTGAAAATCATATTGATAATGTATTTATTAATATGAAGGAATTTAAAAAAGTTATAAATAGCTTTTATTTACAAGACAAACTTAATCCCGAAGTTTGGGAATTACCCAATGAAAAATATATGGGTGACAAAGACGCCCAATTCTATAAATTAAAACCTGAAATTAGAAAAAAACTTTTACAAGTTGCTGACGTTTTTTTAAAAACAATCGACCAAGACATTTTTATTCAAGACATTATACTAATTGGTTCTTTAACTGGTTATAATTGGTCTGAGTTTTCTGACTTTGACGTTCATTTATTATATGATTTTAATGAGGCTGGTGAAAATAAAGAATTATATGAAGAACTTTTTCACCTAAAAAAAACATTGTTTAACGCATCTCATGACATTAGAATTAAAGGTTATGAAGTTGAGGTTTTTATTCAAGACTCAAACGAAAAAGAGAAAAGTATGGGGTCTTATTCTTTGGTTTCTGATACATGGATTAGAAAACCAGAAAAAGAAAATTTTGAAGTTGATGAGAAAAAAATTAAAGAAAAAGCCCAACAATGGATGGATATAATAGATGGTGTTTTGGAAAACGCAGAAGATGAAGATTTAAAAGACGCCATTGACCTTGTTAAGAAATACAAAGAAAAGTTAAGAAAATACAGAACTTGTGGATTAACAAAAGAAGGTGAGTATTCATATGAAAATTTGGTGTTTAAGTTTTTAAGAAGAACGGGATATATAAAAAAACTTGAAGACTTCAAAAACAAGATTACTGATAAAAAATTATCATTAGAAAACTTAAATATTGAATAATTAGTCAATTTATCTATTAACAATATATTTATTATTGAGTTAAACTATCTTTTTGGATATTTATACTAAAATAACATATAAAGAAAAAACAAAATGGCAGATTTGAAACCACTTGGAAGTGAAAAATTAGAAGGTATGGACAAAATTAGACGTATCTTAGAAATTGCGCATTATAATGAAAAACCAAAATCACAACTTAACGAAAACGAAACTTTGAACTATACCATTCAATTAGCTGATGGTTACACTTACGGTATTGTTAAAGAAAAGTTAGGTTATATAATTAAAAAAGGGATTAATGAATCTGTTTTAGATTATTCAGACCCAATTAGACAAAGAAAATATTTTGATTCGTATTCTCAGGCGATGAAAAAGTTGAATCTTCACGCTAAAGAATTAAATCGCATTCATGAGAATGACGAGGAGATTCCTTTAATTGGCGAGCAAACCGCTTCAAAAAAAAAATTCGTTTTAAAAACGCCTAAACCCGCAACGGAACCAACACCTGACGCGGCACCCGCTCCTGCACCCGCACCTGAAGCATCACCTGCTCCTGAAGAAACTCCTGCACCACCAGCACCTGAAGAAGGTGGAGAAATGATGGGTGGAGAACCAATGGGTGGTGAGCCTATGGGTGATGAAATGATGGGTGGAGAACCAATGGGAGGTGAAATGATGGGTGGAGAACCAATGGGAGGTGAACCAATGGGTGGTGAGCCTATGGGTGGAGAACCAATGGGAGGAGAACCAATGGGCGGAGAACCAATGGGAGGAGAGTCTGAAGAAGGCGGTGGTTTCAAAACTATCCAAAGACTTACAGGTAAATTATCACAAAAATTAAGAGCATATAACAATCAAGATGAAGACGGATTGGATTCACAGGATATTAAATATGTTATAAACATGGTTTTATCGGCTTTAGATTTAGAAAAGTTGGACGAGGATGATAAAGAAGACATTTTATCTAAATTTGAAGAAATTGATATGTACGGTGATGAAGGTCCTGAAAGTTTAGATTTTAGTGGTGAAGAAGATGTCAATTTTGGTGGTGATGAGTTTGGAGGTGAGGAATTTGGAGCAGAACCAATGGGAGGAGCACCTATGGGTGGTGAAGAACCAACACCACAAGAACCAACAGAAAATGTTTTTGGAGAATCAAGAGTTGAAAATGTTTTGAAAAAATATTTTGTAGTAACAAAAGAAGAAGCTCCAATTTTAGAAGAAAAAAAACAAAAAGATTATATTAAAAACAAATTAACACAGATAAAAGTAAAACAAGAGTTACAAAATTTATCAGAAACTAGTCGTCAGTTGGAAAGAGCAAATAGACTTTTATCTGAAGGAGCACAATTTGTAGGTAAAACAAATTTAGATAATTTAATTTTTAATAAAAAAGGTAAACAAATTAAAATAGACACAAGAGGAAACATTATATGAATTTGATTTATATAAATGAGTTAGGTCCAAACTTTAGAGGAGACAATATCTATGAATTTATTTTTTCAGATATTGATGACGCATATGGTGAAGATTGGGATATTGAGCCAGCATCTGGACGACCACAACCACCAAAAATTGAATTTATTAAAAAAGTTGGTATTTTAAAAAACTCAGATATAGAATTAGAATTAGTTCAAAATTCAGACTTTTTTTGTGTTTATGATGCCGTTGATGGTGTTATTTCATTAGGATGGGAAAAGTCGGATTCGGATGAAATAATTGTATATAAAAAGAAACGATTAGTTTTTCAATACGGAGAAAGTATTGAAAATGTTGAAAGTAAATTATACGAAAGAGATGTCGTATTAAATTGGGAAAAAAATTTGATGCTAAATGAAACACATGAATTATAAACTTCAAAAATTACTTCATGAAGGGTTTTCTATTAAAACATTAGAAAATCTTTCAGAAAAACAACTATCTTCTTTATACCGTAGAATTATAGAGCAAGAAGGGACACTTAATGTTAAAAAAGGTTCCCCTGAAGAAGCTAAAGCTAAATCTACCGGTAAATCATTTGTTACTTATGAAGAAGAACTTGAAGAAGATGACTTCGCATTAAATAGAATGGCAGGAAACGACCCATATGAAACAGGTGATAATTATTCTGGTCCTGGCTCAGATGATGGATTTGGTGATGAATATGACGGAATGTCGAACGAAGGAGAACTTGAAGAAAAATCGGTTTCTAGACAACAACAAAAAATTATGGGATTGGCTCTTTCTGTTAAAAAAGGAGATACTCCAAAATCCAAAGTTTCTAAAAAAGTTCAAAACATGGCAAAAGAAATGTCTAAAAAAGATTTAGAAGATTTTGCATCCACAAAACACAAAGGTTTACCAAAAAGAGTTGAAGAAGATGATGAGGTAAAAAACTTAGAAGAAAGTATTTTATCAATAGTACAAAAACATATACCAACTCACTTTACAAAAGGAGAACTTTTAAGAAATTTTAGAAGTAGAATTTAAAAATGAATGTCACTTTCAAAAGAACAAATATTATTAGAATATGCTAAATGTGTAAATGATACACCATACGCTCTAAAAACATATTTGCAAACTTACGACAACACACAATCAAAATACGTACCGCTAGAACTATTTAATGACCAAGTCACTTTGGTAAAAGACTACGATACTGCTGAAGAAAATATAGCACTCAAATATCGACAAGCTGGTGTATCAACAGTAACATCTGCATGGGCATCAAAAAGATTAGTTTTTGCAAAAAAATCAAAACCTGAAAAAATTCTAATTATTGCAAACAAACTTGATACTGCCGTTGAAATGGCAAACAAAGTTCGTTCATTTGTTGAGCAATGGCCTAACTGGTTGGGTGTTGGATTTTCTTCTGAAAAAAATGCAGCAAGACATTTTAAATTAACAAACGGTTGTGAAGTTAAGGCGGTTGCAACTTCAAAAGATGCTCTTCGTGGGTATACACCAACTATTCTTATTTTTGATGAGGCGGCATACATTGATGCTGATGAAGATTTTTGGTCAGCGTGTATGGCATCCCTTTCAACAGGGGGTAAAGTAATTGTTATTTCAACACCCAACGGATTTGACCCAATTTACTACTCAATTTATGCTCAGGCGATAAAAGGAATGAATGACTTCAAAATTACTGAGATGTTTTGGTTTAGAGACCCTAGATATTCCAAAGACTTAAAACTAATAAAGGTTGATGATATAATACATTACATGTTAAATAGAACTGACTATAAGGATGATGAAATAACTATCGATTATTCAAATATAAAAGTATCAGACAGAGATTTTGAGGATATTAAACAAAAAATTGAAAACGGTTACAAACCATACTCGTCGTGGTTTGAATCGATGTCAAAAAAATTGAAATTTGATAAACGTAAAATATCACAAGAGTTAGAATGTAACTTTTTAGGGTCAGGGGATAATGTTATTCCTCCTGAAACTATGAAAAAAATAAAAGAAAACCATATTAGAGAACCTGAAAACAAATTTATGGGTGGTGTTCTTTGGCAATGGAAAGAACCGATTGTTGGTCACAGATATATTATGGGAATGGACGTTTCGAGAGGGGACAGTGAAGATTTTACAACTTTTATTATAATTGATTTTGATGAAAGAGAACAAGTCTTAGAATATATTGCAAAAGTTCCACCTGATATTGTAGCGGAAATAGCATATAAGTGGGCAATAATGTATAACGCATTTATTGTAACCGATATTACAGGTGGTATGGGTGTTGCAACTTCCAGAAAACTTCAAGAACTTGGATATAAAAATTTGTATGTTGATGGTGTAAATCCCGCGGACAAATGGAAATGGGACCCAAAACAAGAAGATAAAATACCAGGAATAAATTTTAACTCAAAACGAGTTTTAATTGTCCAAGCGTTTGAAGAAGCTTTAAGGTTTGGGTTCGCAGTTAAGTCCCAAAGACTTTTTAACGAATTAAATACTTTTGTTTATGTGAACGGAAGACCTGACCACCAAAAAGGCCAACACGACGATTTAATTATGGCAATGGCTATGGCGATTTATGTAGGGGAGTCATCTTTTTCTAAATTGGAAAAAGCGACAGAACAAGCAAAAGCAATGATAGAATCTTGGACAACAGACAAAACTATGTTCAAAGATTCGTCACAAAATTTTAATCCTTCAATTCCGGTTCAAAATGATATGTATAATAATAGACCATATACTGGACCAACTAAAAGTGACTATGAAAATTATTCTTGGTTATTTGGAGGAAGAAGAGTTTAGAATATTATAAAATGAACTATTTTAAAAAATAAAATGGCAGAAGAAAAATATACAGTTTGGCAAAGATTAGGTAGAGTTTTTGGACCTAATTCAACAATTGACCAACAATCACCGGTTTTTAAATTCGATAAAAAAGAATTATTAAAAACACCAAACAAACAAGAATTTGAAAAAGAAAAACTTCAAGCTCAGCAGACCATGTATATTGGTCAGCAATGGCAAAAAGTAGAAAGTAATCTTTATCAACAGGCGGTTTATTATGAACCAACAAGAATGGCATCATATTATGATTATGAATCCATGGAATATACTCCCGAAATTTCAGCAGCATTAGACATTTATGCTGAAGAGTCGACAACACCTGATAAAGACGGGCACATTTTACAAATTTATTCTGAATCAAAAAGAATTAAATCAGTTTTGACCGATTTATTTAATAACAAATTGGATATTAATACAAACTTACCAATGTGGATTAGAAACACTTGTAAGTTTGGTGATAATTTTGTTTATTTAAAATTAGACCCTGAAAGAGGAGTTGTAGGTTGTCAACAATTACCTAATATCCAAATAGAAAGATTAGAAAAAGGAATGAAATTCCAACCTGAAAAATATTCATCAGAAATTGAAAATGACGCTCTTAAATTCACATGGAAAGAAAAAAACATGGAATTTAACACATGGGAGATAGGTCACTTTAGAATATTAGGAGATGATAGAAAATTACCATATGGAACATCAATGTTAGAAAAGGCTCGTCGTATTTGGAAACAATTACTTTTATCTGAAGATGCGATGTTAATTTACCGCGTATCAAGAGCACCTGAAAGACGGGTGTTTAAAGTATTTGTGGGTAATATGGATGACAAAGATGTGGATGCTTACGTACAAAGAGTTGCTAATAAATTCAAAAGAGACCAAATTGTAGACCAAAAAACAGGAAATGTTGACATGAGATTTAATCAAATGGCAGTAGACCAAGATTATTTTATCCCTGTTAGAGACCCAGCAGCAACTAATCCTATTGAAACATTAGATGGGGCTAAAAACTTAGCAGAAATCGCGGATATTGAATATATCCAAAAGAAACTTGTTACAGCATTAAGAATCCCTAAAGCGTATTTAGGATTTGAAGAGGCAGTCGGTGATGGTAAAAATTTATCACTATTAGATATTAGATTTGCTAGAACAATTAATAGGATTCAAAAATCTATGATTGCAGAACTAAATAAAATTGCAATCATTCATTTGTTTCTTTTAGGGTTCGAAGATGAATTAACCAATTTCACACTTGGATTAACCAACCCATCAAAACAATCTGATTTATTAGGTATAGAATTATGGAAAGAAAAAATAACATTATTTAAAGATGCGGTTGCACCAATTCAAGATAGTGTTGCCCCTGTATCGGCATCATGGGCCAAAAAACATATTCTTGGATTTTCTGATGATGAAATTAGACTTGATTTACAACAACAAAGAATTGAAAGAGCAGTATCTGCAGAACTTGGTAAAACGGCAGAAGTTATTACTAAAACGGGATTATTTGATACTCTTGATTCACTTTATGGTAAAAAAGACGCCGCCGCAGGTGGAGCGCCTGCTGAAGGAGGAGCGGCACCTGAAGGTGGAGCATCACCTGAAGAAGGAGGAATGCCTCCTGAAGATGGAGGTGGGACACCACCGCCACCACCACCCGCAGAAGGTGGGGGAGTAACTCCTGAAAATTTTAATAGAAATGATTTAAATTTAATTTTGGAAAACACGCTTTTTGATAGAGATAATACATTAGATTTATCAAAAGGTAGATTATCTATCAATGAAATTGATGACAAAATAAATAAATTATTAAACAAGTAAGTATTTATCTAAAAAAATAGATATGGCAACTTTTGGTGAAATAAAAACTAAAATAGACGAAACTTTCATTAACTTATATGGTAAGGATGAGTTTAAATTTTTCAGCAATCAATTCAAAAAGATTGTTTTGGAAAATAAAGACATTGCGGAGCTTTATTATATCTATAATGATTTGACAGAAAATAAAGGTATACCTGTAGACTTAGTTAATGACTATATTAATGAGTCTGTAGAATACTCACAAATTTTAGTTGAAAATAATAATAAAGAATTAAGTAGAATTAATTCATGGATTAATAGTATCGATTTACATGGGGATGTAAAAAATATTTACGAAACAATTGATAGTGTGATTTATAACAATTCTATTAAAAATCTTGAAAATATTTTAGAATCAAAAAAACAAATATCTAAAACTTTATCTACATCTAAAAAAGAAGTAACCATCAAAGAATCTATCAACTTACCTTTAGAGACTATGTTGAAAGTTGCAAACTCAAAACTTAATGATGAAATTACTAATTTGTCAGAAAGTGAAAAAAATGATATTAAAGAAATAGTTTCTTTATCTAAAACTGAGTTAGAAAATAGAATGGAAAATTTAAAGGAATGTATTATTGAAAACTTAAAAGTAAAAATAAACGAGTCTACTGAAAGTGATTTAAAAAATACAATTGAAAAAACTGTAACCAAAATACAAAACTCACCTGTTGATTTTTACAATTACTATAAGTTAAGACAACTCCAAGAAGGTTTATAATGAAATTTTTTAAAAACATGATGGAGGGGGCAAACGGCGGCATATCCTCTAAAAGATTTATTGGTCTATTATGTACTTTTTCTTTAATAATATCTTTATTTGTTTCTTTATTTAGTTGTGGAAGATATGAGGCTCCTGAAATTTTAATAGAAACAATTGGATTATTAGCGTTTGGGACTTTAGGATTGACATCCGTAGATTTTTTTACCAACAAAAAAAAGGATAATAAAAATCAAGAAGAAAGTTGATTTTTAATTTTTTGTATATAAACCGCCTTTATTTTTTTCTTTCTCGACTTAACGGACTTTTTCTCAAATTCTTGTCTGTCTCTTAAATGTTCAAGTTGTTTTGTTTTGTATACCTTGAGTTTGTATTGTTTTAATGCTTGCTCAATATTATTTTTTTTAACTTCGATAATAATCATATTTTTTTCCTTTTTTTAATATAAATATAATAATTTTTTTATGTTTTGACAAATTCTTTTATAATTGTTATAATTAAAAAAAATAAACCTCTTACATATAAAAAATGAAGAAAGGAAAAACATCAAAATTAAACATTTTTGATGATGCAAAATGTCAGTACGGAACAGTCGATTCCAAAAATTTCAAATCAATTTATTTAATTTTACAAACATGGGTCGAACCAAAAGATGATTACAGTAATTGGACATCAATTACAGGTAGCATAAAAAGACAAATTCTACACACACTATTAGAAGTTGTTGACCACAAAATTTTTGAAAAAAAGTGTATAGTTGACTTAGATTTAAGAACAAGTGGGTTACAAAAAAATAAAAAAAGTTTTTTGAATTTAGAAATTACATTGTTCATTCACAACCAATCATATGATTTTAAATCAATTCTTTTAAGGTCAAAAATAAAAAATATTTTTCAATCAATATATGTGGATGATTTAAAAAATTCACTTTATTTCACATTAAGTAAAACTAAATCAGAACAAATAGAAGAAATATAATATTTATTAATAAAAATATTATGAAAATTTTAGGACCAAAAGACACGGGTAAAGGGATTCTAGTTGAATGGGATGCTGGTATTATAAATCCAAATGAACCAAGAAACCAAAATTTGATTAGAGAATCTTATGGTCAGTTAGACCATTCTAAACCGTTTGTTTTTTACGCAACACTTCAAAAATGGGGAGTTCCAAATAGAAACGGTAGAGTATATCCTGAAAAAATATTAAAAAGAGAAGCTGAAAAATATCAAGATGTTATTAAAAAAGGAATGTCAATTTCTGAATTAAACCACCCTGAATCTTCTTTAGTAGATTTAGATAGGGTTTCTCATATTATAACTGAAACATGGTGGGAAGGAAATATATTGATGGGGAAAATTAAATTATTAACAAGTCCCGGTTTTCACGAAAGAGGAATTGTAACATCTAAGGGTGATGTTGCTGCGAATCTTATGAGACAAGGAGTCACTATGGGAGTATCTTCTCGTGGGGTCGGGTCTTTAGTAAAAAAAGGAGACCAAAATGAGGTACAGGAGGATTTTGAATTAATTTGTTTTGACCTTGTATCGTCACCATCTACACCAGGAGCTTATCTTTATTTGAATGCTGAAGATAGACCAAGATATGAAGAAAAATTGGCGGAACATGATAATGCTTCAGTTAGTGATAGTGGATTAGAAAAATCTGTTGACTTAATGAAAAGATTGTCCGATTATTTAGGAAAGTAAAAAAATTAAATTATGGACGAAAAGTATTTTGTAGCAAAAATCACAACTGATATGGTTGATGATAACACAGGTAAAATCAAAAAAATTAGAGAAGAAAAATTGGTTAAAGGTTTTTCACCAACAGACGTTGAAGCTAAAGTAACTAAAGCTTATGAAAGTTACTCAATGGATTGGAGAATCACTGCAATCGTTGAAAGTAAAATTGACGAGGTTATTGAATAAGAAAATTCTTAACATTTTTATAAAGGTCCCCAAAAGGGACCTTTTTTATTTTTTAACGGTTTTTCATATAAAAAACAAACTTTTTGGAATATAGATATATTTATTATAAAAATAAACGCAAAATTATATGCTTTTTTAAATGAGTAACAGAAAATCAGAATCGTTAGTAGAGGAGGCTTTATTACAAATGAAGACCATCGAAGAGGCGATTAGTGAAAATGCAAAAGGAATACTTGCTTCAACCATGAAACAAGAAATCGGCGAATTAGTAAGAGAATCTATAATGGGTTCTAAAAAATCCTTAAAAGAACAGGCACAAGGTGGTGAACAACCACAAGGTTCAGAAGAAGAAGGAGAAGAAGTAGAAGTATCGGGTGAAGAGGAAGTGGAAGCACTACCGGCACCAAGTACTGATAATGGTATGGAAGGAGCTCCTGAAGGCCCAACTGAAGAACTACCTCCACTTGATATGACAAAATCACCAATGTCCGACGTTATGAAAGTTTTCAAAGCGATGGGAGATGAAGATGGTTTTATCATTCAAAAAGATGGTAATTATGTTCACTTGAAAGACGGTAAAGCAAATACCGAATATCTAATCAGTATGGAAGTTGACGAACCTGAAATGCCTGCAGAACAACCTGTCGAAAACATGGCTGAAAATACAACATATGAGTTGGTTTTTGAAGACGATTCGATGGCGAATGAAATGGACTATAACGAAGACATGAACATGGATGAAATGTATATGGATGAAATGGACTATAACGAAGATATGGGCATGAATGAAATGTATATGGATGAAATGGACTATAACGAAGAAATGGGCATGGATGAAGAAGTTTATGAAATCGACCAAGAATCACTTGAAAATGTTGTTGAGGCGTTTAAAGCGAAAGGTAAAATTGGAAAACTTAAAACCAAAATTTATCCTTCAAAATTAAAACACGGTGTTACTGAAACAGACGAAGATGAAATTTCAGACGGATGGATGGACGAAGAGGAAGATGATGAAGTTGAAGCAACTGAAGCTTCTAGAACTTATGGAAATGGTTCTAAAAAAGGTAGAGGTTTAAGACAAGCAATCACTCCAAACAGAAATTTAACGTTTGAATCTCGTGAATTGGAAACTTTAAAAGAAAAAAATGAAGAGTATAGAAAAGCATTAGACTTTTTTAGAAATAAATTAAATGAAGTTGCAATTTTCAATTCTAATTTGGCTTACGCTACTAGATTGTTTACAGAACACTCAACAACAAAACAAGAAAAAATCAACATCTTAAGAAGATTTGACACTGTTGAATCTTTGAAAGAATCAAAATCACTTTACAGAACAATCAAAGAAGAAATTGGTGAATCACCAAACTCTATGATGAACGAATCTATTGCACAAAAAGTTGTTAAAACTCCAAGTAATGGTTCATCATCAAACTTGATTGAATCTAAAGCTTACGAAAATCCTCAATTTATGAGAATGAAGGATTTAATGAACAAAATAAAATAAAAATAAACTCTAAAAAAAATTAAAAAATGGGAGCATTATTAGAATCAGGTCTTGTTGGTAACATCGGGTTAAAACACCTTAAAGTTATCAAAGAAGATACAATTAACAAATGGGATAGATTAGGATTCCTAGACGGTCTTAAAGGACACGTCAAAGAGAACATGGCACAGTTATATGAAAACCAAGCGTCTCACCTAATTAACGAAGCAGCGTCTTCAGATAGTTCAGGTTCTTTCGAAACTGTAGTTTTCCCTATCGTTAGACGTGTATTCTCTAAATTATTGGCTAATGATTTAGTATCGGTACAAGCAATGAACTTACCTATCGGTAAATTGTTCTACTTTATCCCTAAAATCCAAGCTTATGACCAAGGTCAAGACCCAACTGCAGGTGGTACTCACTATGCACCTTTTGGGGCACCTAACGGTCCTGCAAACCCACAAGTTGGATACTCAACAAATGATAAAAACCTTTACGATAGATTCTACGAAGGTAATGAACCAACACTAGACCCTCCAGGGTTATTTGACTATTCTAAAGGTAGATTTAGTGCGGTTACTGTTAACCCTACTACTGTGGTATGGTCAAGTGGTTCTTTAGTAAATTCAGGATACACTGCAGGTACATACAGAAAAGTATTGTTGGCTGTTACAGGATTTACTAGTGCTGGTGCTGGAAAACTTATTGGACCTGATGGTCAAATCATGGATAATGAATCATTCTTGGCGGATTTATCAGTAAACGCTGTTACTACAGCAGGTGGAGCATTCTCAGGTTTAGGTTCTTCTGACCTACTTTTCAGAGTTGTAACTCAAAAATATGGAAAAGGTATTGTTGCTTACGGTTCTTCTACACAATCATCATTCCCTGGTTCTGCAGGTTCTTACGGTGGTAATAACGGTTACTACGATAATATTTGTGATGTAACAGGAACTATCTATTTAGAAATTGATATTTCGACACCAGCTTCAATCACTGCAGATTCGTTAGATGGTTATACAGGATTTACTACGACTATTGCAGGTTTAGCAACTGCAGGTTCACAATTTACAAGTACTTTTAGAGTATATGAAGAATTGGAATTTGAAGACAAAATTGGTGAAGTTTCTTTTGACCTTGAGTCAGTTACTGTATCTGTTACAGAAAGAAAACTAAGAGCACAATGGTCTCCAGAATTGGCACAAGACGTTTCTGCATTCCACAATATCGACGCTGAGGCCGAATTAACGGCTTTATTATCTGAGCAAGTAGCGGCAGAAATCGACCGTGAAATTTTACGTGACTTGAGAAAAGGTGCGGCTTGGCAATTACGTTGGGATTATAATGGATGGAAACGAGGAACAACTGCAAACCCATTAACTCAATACACACAAAAAGATTGGAACCAAACATTGGTTACAGCGATTAATCAATTGTCAGCACAAATCCACAAATCTACTTTAAGAGGTGGGGCAAACTGGATTGTTGTATCTTCTGAGGTTTCTGCAATCTTTGATGACTTAGAATACTTCCACGTATCTAACGCATCTCCTGACCAAGACCAATACAACATGGGTATTGAAAGAGTTGGAACATTGGCAGGACGTTACCAAGTATATCGTGACCCTTACTTCCCAGCTAACCAAGTGTTAATTGGACACAAAGGAACATCACTTCTTGATACAGGGTACGTTTACGCACCATATGTACCTCTACAATTAACTCCTACAATGTACAACCCATTCAACTTTACACCTATTAAAGGTATTATGACACGTTACGCTAAGAAAATGGTTAATAACCGTTTCTACGGACGTATCACAGTTGATGGAGTTAGAACATTTGACTTGAGAGAATTGAGATAATCAATTTAAAGGTTAATATAAGAAAAAGGTCAGATTATTCTGACCTTTTTTTATTAAACAAATATTTATTAGTATGATTGATTATATAATTAAAAAGATTTTAAATGAAGCAACATCCTCCGGTGGTTCTAGAGGTAGTTATATTACACCTTTAATACCTGGTGAAAGATACTTTAAAAAAAATGTATTAGCCCCATTTACGGTTGCTGACTCAAAATACAAAAGTCCTGATTTATCTTATGATTCATATGATGGTAAAATGGAAAGGACTAAAAAACAAATAGATAAAGAAGAAAAAATCGCGAATAAAATATATAATTATATTAAAAATCATCCTAACGCAACATTTAGTGATGAAGACGGTAATATAATTAATCAATATCCGGGTAAAAATAAAACGATTGTACCAATTAAAGAATGGGTTGATTTAGATAATCTTAATTTAAATGAAATTTCTACCGCTGTAAGCGCTGGTGGATACAATGGTCCAATAGGTATAGGTTTAAAAAAATGGAAAAAATCCGAATTAGGACCCTTTTATGAATTTGCGGATACTGAATTTAACCACCAAAAAAAACAAAAAACACTAAAGAATAACATTAAATCATATATTGGTCATTGGGAAAAAAATAAAGATGGTTCTTATGATTTGGACATCCATGATGCCCACGCAATTAATGAAGATTTGGCCGTATGGTTTGGTAAAAAGAAAAAACCAAAAGGTTCATCCCATCCAAAAGGTCCATGGGTAAATATTTGTAGAAAAGTCGACGGTAAACACCCCCCTTGTGGTAGACCCGATACAAATAAAGGGGCATACCCAAAATGTAGGGCGGCGGGAGTTGCGGGTAAAATGACTGATTCAGAAAAAAAAGCGGCTTGTCAACAAAAAAGAAAGGCGGAGTCCAAAGACACACAAACAGGTAAAGGCCAAAAACCTATTATGACTTCATACAAACCAAAAAAGAAAAGGACCCAAAATGAGTCCTTAGATATTATTATTAATCGTATTTTAAATAGTATTTAACAATAAGGTGGTGAACACCTTTTTTTGCCGTCTAATCCTTTTACTTTACCTTTACATACTTGTATTGCGTGGCCATTTGCGTAAGCACTTGGGTACACGTCATACTTCGCCTTTGCAGATGCCTTACCACGGGCACATAATTTAGTTCCTGTTTTTTTTCTACCTTCCGACATCATAATATCTTCGTCGTCAAAATTCATAGACATGTTCATATTATCTTTTTTAGTTTCATTCATTAAAAAGTCAAATACTTGGTCCATGTTATTTTTTGCTTCAGCAATATGGTCTTGAGCCCAATCGTGACCATTTTCTAAAATGTTTTCTATCATAGAATGGTCCATCTCTAATAACATATCACATTGTCTTCTCATTTGTTGTAAATTAGAAAAAAACATATATCTTGAAGATTTTTCTTCTTGAGTCTCTCTTATTACTTTTTTTATTATATAGTTTAAATTTTTCATATCTAGTTATTTAGACCATTAAATCCACCCAATGTGACGGCATTACATTGTAAATTAGTACTGTCATTAGTTACGGTGCCGTAATCAGGTTTAGGTGTATTAAACGTAACTACGTTTCCCACGGTATTACCTGAACCAGGTACGTAACCTATTAGTACAGTGTTATAATATGAAGTACAAGCTGTTGTTGGCATAATATTTTATTTTATAAATATACGTTTATTTTTTATTTACAATTTGAAACTGTAATTCTCTTTTATAAGTTTCTACATTCCTATCACTTACAACTTTAATATCAACAAAATATTCATTTGGTATTTTGTCTGTAGTGTCAAAAATAAAATAAAATCCATCAGGAACTTCATTAACTCTTGTCCAATCTTGTACTTGAACTTCAGTACTTGCGCCTTCCCTTACATAAATTCTATAATATGCCTCTACTGTTGTTAGTGGTGTGTTTGTTGAATATGCTTGTTTTATAATTACGTTGACTTTTCTTATATCAGTATTTAATACTTTTTCGTTTTGTCTAATCCCATTAAATTCGAAACCATAAATTTTTGGTTGTTGAGTAACAGAACCTATTTGGAAGTTTCCATTTTTAGCTAATAATGCAAATTCTAAAGTCACGTTAGAAATTGACGTAGAACTTACTGACAACCCCTTCCAAACATCATAATATAAACAAGGTATTGTCGATGCTGTTAGATTGTTTACCGAACACTTGTAAACTCCTTTAGTTACTTGGCAAGTGGATAATCCCGTAAACCCTGGTACTGCAACACCATTCAAGTCAAATATATCAACCGTTGGTAAATTATCTAAATTAACAGCATTTCCATTTTCATACACATACAAATACAATTCATTATTATTACCTGAATAAAATTTGTTTCTATCATCAATAATTAAATCGTTATAATTAGTTTCTAAAAATGGTTCATAAAAAGTTTGAGTGTGAGGGGAGAAAAACCCTACTGAATAATTTTCAGTCAATCCATTAATATTTTCAACATCAGGATAGAATGCGATTCCCCATCCTGTGACACCAGTTAATGTACCATTTAAAATGTTATTTATTTCATTTGTCATGTTAAATTCAATATCTTCATTACCAAATTCAAAATGTTGTGTTGCTACGATTGTTAATGCCGAATAATTTAATCCCGATAATGAACCAGTTTTTGAGTTGGTATTATCATATATACCACTAACACTCCAACCACTTATCGTTGTTGTTTCAAACCAATTGGAAGGTCTTTGTGAATATGACCTATCATTTAAGTTTGTTACTTGATAATCGTAGTAATCATATCCAACACCGCTGTCCCAATTTTGAGGAACACCTGAGTTTCCTAAAGTTTTTGGTATTCTAAATAGAACTAAGTCAAAAGATGTTGCTCTTCTTCTTCCTTGTGATGTAGTTGAATTTAAAAGATTTTCATCAAAATATGACGTATTTGTCATTCTTAAAGTGTGGGTAAAGTTTGTTCCACATCCTGAAGTGATAATTTTATCTGAAATTCTTGACTGTAAATCTGTAAAATCTAAATCAAAAATATATCTACTAAATCCTGTTGGGGCATTCAAATTATCAACACGACCGTAGAACAACTCAACAATAGGGTTTCTACCTGTGTTGGTGTAACTATTTTGTATTAGAGTATTACTTTTATCGAAATATGACCTGTAAATTGACATTAAACTATTTTATATATAAATAGTTAGTTAATCCGAATATTACTGTTTAAAACTTTTTGATATGCTTCTAACATTTTTTTGGTCAATTCATCTATACTTGTGCCATCATACGAAACTCCTGATGGGGGTAATAACGGGTACGGGTGTACGTGACTAACTAAAAATCCAACAATTGATTCTAAAAGTTCTAACAATTCTTCTCCTCTAACCATCGATGAGGTTTTAGGTTCTATTTCATCAAAAACTTGTTCAGGACTTATTCCTCCAACAGAACCTGATAAAGTAATTTTACCCTGTGAATTTTCTGAATCATGTGAAAGTAAATATAACTGAGATGCGCCAATCAACCCCACAGTATTATCTATTTCTTCAGTATCGATTGGTGTGAAAACTTCTCTTGATGGCAAAAATGGTAATTCAGGACTAACCTTTCTATCTAATACCAACCCATATCCAGGACTAATATCTGTTGTAGTTATTAATACTTTTGATAATAACTGATTCATATTTGTAAAATCGGTTATGTTATTTTGGTCGGGTAGTGATTTTATAATATTTCTAATTCTTTTTGAGGGTCTATAATAAAAAGGAAATTGTAGTTCGTTACTTGAATTATTATTTGAACCTACATTGGCATTAGTTGGTATATTTGATATTAAAATACTTGGATTATCTTTTAGTGCAACAACTTGGTCTGAAATAAACTTTGCAAAATCATCAATACCTAATGGTGAATCAATTTTTATAATTCTTACTTTAGATAAAGTTGTTCCTGTTATTTCAGTGTCCCACTCAAATTGGTTTGTTTTTGTTGCTTTAGATTCTTTATCAGGTAGTTGATAAATTGTTACATCTCCTTGAAAAACTTGTGGTGCACTTTCAGGGTTATAAACATCATACTCTAAAAGATATTTTATTTGTTGTTCATTTCTTTGTAATCTAATATAAGACTTAGGTGTACCATATTTTAATTTATTTGTAAATTTTGATAATTGAACAAACGCTCTATTATCATCATAATCAGGTATTTCACCCGTTTTAAATGGTTTATGTTTTCCTGCTCTTAATAATAAATCGTTATTTTTTATTATCATATCAGAAGTTCCTCTACCTCTAATTGATATATCTTCAGGTTCAGGAAACACACCTACATTATTATTATTCGGATAATTTTTAGAGTATGGGTCTTTGATATTTGGTAAACTCGCCCTTGAGTTAGAATTACCCATATCAGTATGGGTTCTTGAGGACCTATAGTCTTCTTTAAAAATTGTGGTTGGTGATGAGTATGGCCCGACTAAATAAAATCTATTTCTACCTTTAGTTAATTTATTATTAAAATAAATAATCATAACTGTCTCATCTACTTTTGGAACTTGATTAACAAAATAAGGTAAAAAAGGTAAAAATATAAAAGGGTCTTTTTCACCCCAAGGACCGTTCAACGTATTTTTACTGTTTTCGTCAAACCCTTGCTTTGTCCCTTCCATTGCTTGAATATTTTCTTGTATAGGTTTACATCGTATTCTTCCAAGCATTAATGGGTCTTGATTGTCAACACAGACACCAAAAAATATTATCTGACTATCCTGTAGAGGGTCGTTTTCAGGCATTATATATTATTTGTTCTCTTATTTATTTCTTCTAAAATTTTGTTATAACTATCTTCAGTGGTGTCCAAATGGTGAGTTAATTTGAGTATTAAATCCTTTGTTTTTTCAAAATCTTGATATAAAAATCCTAATACCTCAATTAGTTCTTTATTGGGTCTTTTTTTATACTCAGATAAAACTTCCAAAACTTTTTCGGATGATATTTTAATATGATTTTCCAACTCCTTTTGATGGTAATGTAATACCTGCCGGTGTCATAGTCAATGGCGGAATAAAAATTTCCGTTTTACCATTTTCCGCTTGTTCTTGATTCATACCCTTGACCATAGACATCATGGACATATTCATAAAGTTAGGTCCGCCATCAGGAGCACCACCTGTGGGTAGACCTTGTTTTTGTAGGTTCTCAATTACATTAGAAAAAGCCCTAGTATCAGAAACCCCACCTAGTAGTGATGACCCCGCCAATATAAACTGAGGTAGTCCTAAACTTAATTGTGAAAGACCTAAATTTAAAAGTTTCAATATTTCGTCTATAACACTTTTACAATTTCTAAAATCCACAACGGCCTGACCAACGACTAATAAAATGTATACTATTGATGCATACATACTAATTTGTTTATTTTTTGCTTCCTTAACAACCTCCAATAAAATTGTTTCGACCAGCGTTTTAATTTGTTTTTTTAGAATTTTAAATAATTCTTCAACAAAAATTGCTGTAATTTTTTTCATAAAATTTAAAATAAACTTTTTGAATGTTTTCATGAAGTTTGTTAAATCATCAAATAAGTCGTCTAATTTTTCTGATATTTCATTTTTTATTCCTTTAACCATTATTAAAAAACCTAACATGACTTTAGGTGATAATATTGTTTTTAAAATCATTCTTGGAAGACCTAAAATGATATTACTTTGAAGTGATGCCAATAAGTTTAAATCTAAACCAAGACCGGGAACTAAAGATTTCCATTTTGGGTCATTTGCAATGTCATCTAATGACTTTTCAAATTTTTCTATTTTAGAATTATTTGAGTTTTCATTAATAATTTCATCTTGAGATTTCCTATCAGCTAAAACATCTATTGGTAATTTAATTCCTTCACAACCTTCAAATTCAACAACCCCATCAATGGTATTATTAATTTCTTGCTCAATAACCATTAATTCTTGATTTGTAACATCAAAAAAAGAATCGTCAATTTCATCTATGTCACTAAGTTTTGATGTTCCTGCAACATCAATTTTTTTGTTTGGGTCTTCACAAATCCCCATTATTCTTTTTAAAACGGTCATGAATTTGCTCTGCTCTTTTAATTCATCACTACTTAAACCAGCAGAAAAATCAAAAGAACCTGTAAGTAAATTTTTTAAGTTTACTGATAAATTATCAAAAGGCATAATGTCTATACTACTATAATAATCTTGTAAAAAATCAGTAACTGACGTTCTATTATTGGCTTGATTATTTAAGGTTACTTTGAAAAAATCACCAGTAACTTGTAAGTTGTTTGGACCTAAATAATTTTGTACGTATTGTATATCAAAAATTTGTGATTGTGATGCTCCTTGATATGTTTGACCATTACCTCCCGTATTATCTTGTGAAAAGGATTGTGATGGGTTTTGTAATCTTTTATAAAGTTGTTGATTCATTGCATATGGAAACGAACCATTATTTGTAGTATTTTTTTCGTATTGATATTTGAAATTTTCGTCATCAGGTGAATTTTTTAATATTTTAAATAAATCCACTTGATTAACTTTTATATAAATTGGTTGGTTAGCAACACTACCATATGATTGTTCTTCAGAACACCCAATAGTTGAAACTATTTCACTTACTAACGTTTCTTGTATTTTTGATTTTGTATTTGTTGCCGCTTGTAAAAAAACGTTAGTTAAAAGTTTTAAAGATGACCCACCACCACTTGGTAAAGTTGATTTGAATAACTCTAAAAGTTGTTCTAACTGACTTTTTATTTCATTTTTTATTTGATTTTTTTTGTCTTGACCACCTTTTTTTAAATCATTGATTGATTTTTGAACTTCGCTTTTTTTCTTATCAGTACTAGCCCTTGTTTTTTCTTTTTGTTGTTTTTTGTCGTCTTCCTTACTTTGTTTTACAGTTTGGTAAGCACTAATTTTACTTTTAGCTTGTGAATAACCTTGATTGATGTCTAGATTTGCCATTATTTTTCAAGTGTAAAATTATTATCATTATTTTGACTAATGTCTTTTTGAATTAAACTTTGAAGGACAGTTTCATCCATATCAGACAATGAAAAATTTTCTTCTTTAGAACTGTTAGATTTTTCCCAAATTGTAGATTGAAGTTTGGAAAGACTTAACTTCTTTTCAATTGTGTCGTTGATAATTTTTTGTTGTTCTTTTATAACGGGACCAATAACAGTCATATCTTCAGCATCTTTAAGAAGTCCTAACATTTTATTTTGAATCCTAATGGCTGTTGACCTTTGTTCAACTAATTCGTTGTATATCTCTTGCATTAAACCTAATACTGAATCTTTGTTTAATGCGATTTCTTTTTTTCTCTTTCTATCCATACTCAATAAATAGATAAATTTTAATTATTATTTATTCTTCTAATAGTATTCAAATAAAGAATTTTATATTTTTTTAGATATGTTCTTATTTCTTTTGTTGATAAATTTGTCATTTCTCGAAGCGAAAGTAAAACTATATTTTTATTAAACTTATTGTTGTCATTTCCAATAAAAATATTACCATAATTTTCAAATAATTCAATCAAGGCGTTTCCAAGTTTAAATTCTCCATCTGCCATTGATGTATTTTTAACGTGGTCTTTTAAGTCTTTTAAAAATATATCTATTATTTTTTCAGCATCAATTTTTTCAAACTCTAAATAATAAACCATGTCAGGTCTGTTCTCCAATGCTTGTGAAATATCTTCATAAGACACTTTTCTATTTGTTTCTTTTTGGTCTTTTTGTATTTGACCCATTAAATAGTTCTTACAAATAGTACCAAAGTAAGAATACGCTTTTTTGTTTTTAGCTGGTTTAAATTTATCAACTTTTGTCATTAAAAAAGAATGTGTATCAGTATGTAAATCTCGATACTCCATATCTTTTCTATAAAGTTTGTAGCGTCTTATGATTGATTCAATCATCTTATCTAACGGTTCTTTAAGAAATTTATTATAAATCTCTTCTTTTTCTATTTGAGTTTCGGCGGTGATATAATCTTTCACCGCCTCTTCCTCTCTCACATCAAAATAATTTTTACTTTTTTTTTCTGTCTTTTTCTTTTCGTCTAAATGTTCAGGGTTTGACTCCTCTAAAAACATTATACATTTTGTGGTTCGTATTTTATGTTCCTATCGGTTGTGAAAAAATGTTCTTTTTTTGCCGACTCAATCCAAAACGAAACCTCATCATCTGTAATTTTACTTTCCCCATTTTTATAATTCCAAAATATAGAACCTGGTCTTAAATTCATGTGTTTGTAACCAATTCTTGGAATTGTCATAATTTTAACAGAATTATAAGTTAATCTTAATAAGAACTCATACACAAAAGTTAATTTCATACTTGATTTAAACCCGCCGTTTTCTTCATAAACTGACTTTTTAATAACAATTCCACTTGATTGAAAGTTTTGATAATTCAAAAGTGTATCATTATTTAAGTAACCAATTTCTGAGTTCATACTAACTGCAAATGTGGCTTCATTAGTAAACCCAACAAAAACTCCTTTTTCGTCAGTATCAACAACAATAGGTAAAAATGCATCAACTTCAGAATATGATTTACTATATCTATCGAAATTTTTAAACCAAATTGTAGAATATTCATCATCAAATTCTAAAATAGAAATCCAAGTACTTTTAGCGTGTTTTACACCAATATTTACTTGAGAACAAAAATCAAATTCATTTTGATTTTCTACCATAGTAACTGTTAGACCACTAAAGTTGTAATTATCTAATTTATTTTTTAATAACTCTTCACCCGAATGAACAATTACTAATTCATTAATAGGTTTTGTTTGTGTTTGAATGGATGTAATGGCTCTGTTGAATAAATCTTCAAACATGATATTATTTGCCGAATCAATTGGTAGAATTACCGATACATCTAATTTTTCTAAGTTTTCCATAATATTATTTTTCTTCAGTTATTTTTAATTTTTCTAATTGTTGACTAAACATTTCTTTTCTTACGTTAAAATATCCAGTAAACAAAGATTCAATTTTATTTTCAAATGATTCTTTATTTTGATATTTTTCACCAGTTTCGGACATTTTAGTATACAACTCTTCGTTGATGTTGTCTTCTAACCAATTTTGTGCAAAATTTGCTAAAACGTCGATAATTTCGTTAAAAGAATATGTCCAAATACCGTTATTTTCATTCATCCAATCAGGTTTCAAATTAGGAACCACACCAATTACTGGTGTATTTGAAATCATGCTTTCGATTGGGAATGTACCAAACCCTGACTCTCTATCGACCCAAACCGAAACAAAAGATTCTTTTAAAAACTTTGAAAAGTCTGTTTGACTAATGTTTTTCATGTCTCTAAAAGTAAACCAACGATACTGAGGATATTTTAAATAAAAACTTTTGATAATTTTAGCAGTGTCTCTTGGTTCTCTACAGTGAATAGAAACAATTGGTTTTGATGGTTTGTCTTTTTTACTGAATACTTCAGAAATAAGAGGTTCAACAACGTCAACACTTACATTTTTAAAAACTGATTTGATATATTCTTTTTGAAATTCAGAAGTACTAATACTTTTTAAAAACCCATAATTGGCCCATGAAATACCTGGAGGTAAAGTTTCTAACATGTAATCATATGCTTGACACAACACCAATTTACCACATGGATAATTTTTAAGTTGCTCCATAACGTGCGCGTACAATTCAGGAATAACAACAAAATCTTCAGGTGAAATAGGAAGATTCTGACCCTCAATTGCGATATGCTCCATTTCCATGTATTCTTTTCCTAACCAATCACCAACACCTTGGTAATCTTTTGTTTCGTGAATCATTTTCACGTTAAATCCTTTCTTTAACAATGACATAGCCATTTGATAAATGTAAGAAACACCCGCCTTCGGGTTTCCTTTTGTGTCTTGAACTAAAAAATAAATTCTTGCGGTTTTATTTCCAAGTTTTTCAACTGAAGTTTCAATTTTTTTAATTTTGTCTAATTCCATTTTATTATAACTTTTTTATTATGTTGTTTATTAGTAAAGTATTGAATGCGAATTTAAAAGGGATTGATAAATTTTTGGCACTATGTATACCTAAATTTTCATCAAGTTCTTCTCTTTCGGATAATATAACATCTACTAAATTTTTATATACTTCCCATTTTGAAACACTTATATGTGGTTCGTTTTGACCCTCAACTTCAGTTGATTCCAAAGTGGGGACAGACATTGCAATTTTATTTTCTATTTCCTGTACGTCGATATAATATCTCTCACCTAAAAATTCTAACATATTCCTAATTTTTGTAAACATTCATCTAATTCTTTAAGTGAACTGATTTCGTGTTCAGATTTATTTGTTTTGTTGTATTGAGTATTGAACTTTATAACAACTTTGTTTTCTGGATGGTCTTCAATTAAACTTGGATTTGAACTAACTAAAACATCAACCTCATCCCAAATTGAGTTTTTAGTGGTGTCTGAATAAAATTTAATTTTTTCAATTTGACAACCAAACTTTGATAAAAAAAATAATGTGGCCGGTTTAGATTTACCAATTTCATCAGAGACAATTACAATATCATTTGTACTTCGATATTTTAAATAAATGTCATTTAAGGTATAAAATGTGTGCATCTCTGAAGATTCGGCATGACCAAATATTTGCATCGAAAATTCTTGATATAAAAACTCATAAAGTTCATCGTCAGACTTAAACTTAAAATGGTTTAATAAATTAAGGCTGTCAATATTACCTAACACCTCGTATTCAAACTCTTCTTTCTGTATAATTGATTCAGTATTACCTGATTCGTCCAAAACATAAGTTTTTTCTGTTGAGTTGTTTTCAATCAAAAACTTTTCATAAGTTTGTTGAATTTTACCCAAGGTATTTCTTAATACACCATTAACCTCAATTCCTATTTTCTTCATCGTATCTTTCTAAAATTTTACCAATTAATGGGTTTCTTACGTTTTTTGCATTTCTAAAATCATAAATTCCAATATCGTTTACATTTTGAAATCTTTGAAGGGCGTCGTATAGTCCTGATTGTTTTTTATCTTTATATCTATCAGTTTGTTCCAAATCGCCAGATATGAAAAATTTACTATTAAAACCGATTCTTGTCAATAGTAATTTAATTTGATTTGGTGTTGCGTTTTGAGCTTCCTCAAATATTAAAATAGAATTATCAATATTCATACCCCTCATATAAGCTAAAGCAAAAACTTCAATTATTTCAGCCTCTTTTAGTTTTTCTCTGACATCCTTACCAATAATTTTGTTTAATAAATAATAAGATGGAAAAATATAAGGGTCTAATTTCTCTTCTAAATTACCCGGTAAGGAACCCAATTTTTCTTCAGCCTCAACCGCAGGTCTTACAATAATTATTTTTTCATATAAGTTCGATGGGTCAATTAATAAATCGACAGCCGCTTTCATAGAAATGTAACTTTTACCAACACCCGCAGGTCCTGAACAGATTGTAATTTGATTACTTAATAAAATATCGTAGTAGTCTTTTTGGTTGTCAGATAAAAATTTACTTTTTTGTTTTCTTTTGATTGTTGCATTTATGAAATCTTTTTTTGAAAATGTTTGTGGAATTACAGGTTCTTCTGTTGTTATTTTTTTTCTTGTCATTTGGTTATTTTCTTACAACATTATAGTATTTTTCAAAATATTCAATAGTTTCTTTTAATCCATCAAAAAGGTTTGTAAAATTAAAGTCAGGTAAATAACTTTTAATTTTGGAGTTGTCTGAAGGTTTTCTATATTGTCCGTCAGGTTTTGTTGTATCAAACTTAACTTCACCTTTAAAATTCATAATTTCGACTATTATACCCACAACTTCTTTTATTGAAATCTCCTCCGAGGTAGAAAGTATTATTGGTTCATTTTCGTCATAGTTAAAAAGAACCCACTCGGTTAATTTAGCAACATCTCTACTAAAAATAAACTCTCTTAGCGGATTCCCACTACCCCAAATAGTTAGTGGTGTTTTATGTTCTCTCGCTAAATAACATTTATGTATTAGTGAAGGAATTACGTGACCATTTTTAATGTCATAATTATCGTTTGGACCATAAATATTAGTAGGTATGACTGATTTATAATTTAAACCGTATTGTTCTTTATATGCCCGTATTTGAACATCAACCATACGTTTTGCGTATGCGTAAGCATCATTTGAAAAATGAGGAGGTCCCATGTGTATTTTTTTTTCAGTTAATGGGTAATCTAAATTATCGGGAAACACACATGTAGATAAAAAGGCTACTAAATTTTTTACTCCGGAGATTCTAGAGGATTCAATCACATTTGTATTTATCATAATATTATCATAAAAAAAATCTCCCTTGTGATTCATATTCCCTCCTAACCCACCAACTTTACCTGCAGTGTGAATTACACTGTCAAATCTTTTTAACATTAAACGATTTACGTCATCTGTATTTTTTAGATTATATTCTTTTGATGTTGGTTTGTAATATTGTTCTCCCACAAATTCCCGACCAACTAAACCATTCCCTCCTGTTACTAAAATTTTATTTTCCATAATAGTCTAACCAATATTTAATCATTTCATCTAACATTGACTCAAACGTGTATTTTGGTTCCCAAAATAACTCCGACCTAAGTTTTGAAGAATCGCCTTTTAAGTTTTCTAACTCTTCAGGTCTAAAATGTTTTTCGTCAACTAAAACATAGTCTAAAAAATTTAACCCAAGCGAATTAAAAACATAACCACATAAATCTCTAACAGAATGTGAAATACCTGTTGAGCAAACATAATCATCTGGCTTTTCAGATTGCAACATTAACCACATTGCGTAAACGTAATCTTTTGCATGTCCCCAATCTCTAGTCGCATCTAAATTACCTATTTCCAATTTGTCTTGCAACCCAAGACTTATTCTAACAGCAGCTTTAACGACTTTATTAGTAACAAAATTGGTCCCTCGTCTAGGTGATTCATGATTAAATAAAATTCCGTTCCATATTTTCATACCATATGAGTTTCTATAATTTCTGCATATGTTATATGAAAAAACTTTAGCACAACCATATGGTGAAACTGGATTCATTGGGGTCGTCTCTCTTTGAAACCCGTCATCATCAATGGTATTACCAAACATCTCCGAAGAGGACGCTTGGTATATTTTAGAATGTGGGGAAACTAATCTAACCGCTTCCAATAAGTTTAAAGTACCAATACCTGTCACATTTGCAGTATATAATGGTTGGTCAAAACTTATTCTAACGTGTGATTGTGCTGCCAAATTATATACCTCATCAGGTTGTACTTTAGATATGACTCTTACTAAAGATGCCATATCACTTAAATCGGCATATTCTAAATTTACTAAATTATTTTCCCGTAAGTGCTCAATTCTACTGGATTGTGTTTCAGAAACCGAGTTACGTTTAACTGTACCCCAAACCTCATAGTTTTTACTTATTAATAATTCGGCTAAGTAAGAGCCGTCCTGACCATTTATGCCAGTTATTAGTGCTTTTTTCATATAATTTTATTTACTCCTATCAAAATACTCTTTCCAGTAATTATAAGTTTTATAGTCGTTAGGTGTTCCCCAACATATATAATCCTCAACTTCAAAAACTTTAACAGTAAGACCATCTTTAATGTTTTGATTTAATACGTCATCAACATAGAACTCATTATTTGTACGTATATTTTCTTTAATATTTTTTTGTAATCCTTCTAAAAAATACTTCGCCTTTCTAAAAAACATAGTTCCTATTATCGCATGAGTTTTTAGTGGGTCATCATAAATAAATTTTTTACAAGATACGTGTTCTATATTATTATCGGAATTAACCTTTAACCACGCATAGGCATTAGGGTTCACCTTACTTGTTTGGTTATTCCTAAATGACCATACTAAAACATCTATTGATTCATCCATCAATAATTCTTGACACATTTTGGTGTCGTAGTATATTCCATTATCACATGCGGAAATGAGTATCGGTTTGTTTTCATCAAAATCTTTTAGACCTATTTCACAGGTACATGCTTGACCTTCAGTTAATGTATCTATCCGAATAATTTTTGAGTCAAAATGTTTTTTTATAACCTCATCTATACCATATTCATTAATGTGTTCATTTTTTACTATGAAGATTTTATCATTACATAATGGTAAATCGTTGACGGCATTAATCACCATAGGAACTCCATTAACATCTAATAATGGTTTTGGTAATGTGTATTTTTCTTCTTTGAATCTACTACCGTCTCCGGCCATTGGTAATACCAGTGTTGTGTCTTTTGGGGTGTTAACTGTTTTCATTTTTGGTTTTTTAAAAAAATTAGACCATTTTTTATAAACCTCTAAATCATAAGGAGTTCCCCACTGCAGCATTTTATCTATTTCAAAAACACCAACTTTTAAACCATCCTGTATTAATAAATTATATACTAAACTTATATAATACTCACCATTAACATTTATATCTAAATCAATTAAATCTTTGAAGTATTTTTTAACCATTGAGCCTGATTTAAAATAATACGTGCCATTTGATGCATACTCATTCATTTTATTATCGGTGAATGGTCGTTTTTCTCGTATTTCTTTTACGTAGTCACCATCCATTTTTGAAAATGCGTAATTATCTGAACCTAACATATGAGGATGAAATCCAATGTATGAGGGTATTAACCCATCATAATTATCTTTTTCTTTTAAAAATTTTTTAAAATCCCAAACACTACTATAGTCACAATAACTAAAAATTACTTCTTCATTATCATCAATATGGTCAAATACTTTTGAAACTGCATAGACTGGTCCCTTTTTCATATTATCAGGAACTTCAATAATATTTGAATTAGGGGCTATTTTATTTAAAATTTTCCTCATATTTGTGTCCCTTAAATGTGTTTGATTGCATATAAAAGAAAGTTTTTCAATACCTGGAAATAATCCTACTACGTGTTCAATAATTGGTTTACCGTCTACTTCAATAAGTGGTTTGGGTGTGTCATATCCATAATCGATAAATCTTTTTCCTATCCCCGACATGGGGATAATTAGGTGTATATTATTTTTCATTTTTTTAATTTTGTTTTTTAAAATAAAAAGTTCCAATTCTGTAGTCTCGGTTCATCCATCATTTTCCATGCATAATCTAAATTAAACCCTTCCCAATTTCTGTTTCTAAGATAAACATAAAAATTTATTATTTTATTGTATTTAAAAATACCTTTATATTGTGAATGATAGAAAAAATTTACATTATTACCTTCTATAAAATGAATACTTTCTGCGTTTTCAACTAATGACATAAGATAACCTATACAAGGAGATGCGTGACTAATATTTATGATTGGGTAATTGTTATTAATTCTATTTTGAACTACCTGTGCTCCCCCTACTGGATTATTTACAATATTATATTTATCCCCTAATTGTAAACCATGTCTCTCCAATACAATTTTAGAAAATTGCATTTCATGTTCTATGTTTCTATAATAATTAAAATAATTCATCCTTACATTATTGTTTAATCCAATTAATTTATAATAAAATAAATGATTTACTTCAACATTTTGATTTGGTAAATGAGTATTGGGGTTTGTTTGATGCTCAACTGGAATATTTAAAGAGTTATATAACGGATTTAAATCATTAAAATAAAAACTTTTATCTATTTTTGTTTCTTTATAAAAATCAGTTTTTGCTGATTGCCAATCTCCTGTTGACATATTAATAATATCGTATTCTCCATATTGTGAATTATTTATTAATTCATCAGCATTAACTGTAATAAAAATTCTATGATTAAACAAAGGGTCAAACCTAAAATAATGATTATAGTAGTTAGGAACCGCATAATTTTCTCTTTCAACTTTAATGTAAAAGTAAACTTTTTTATAATACGATAATAGATAATAAACCATACTAATTGCAGACAAAACATCACCAAAAGCGTGGTTTGGGGGAATTAAAATAACATTATTTCTCATGTGTAAAATTTATATAAATCTGGATTTTCTAAAAACTCATTAAGTCTTAAATCGTCATAATAGTTACAATTTTCTACTATATATGTGATTCTATTGCTATTTTTTGTTGTTCATTTGAAAACTCATTATCTCCCCTGTTTCTATTGTTACTACCACCACTTTTAAAACATTCACCACTAACTACTATTAAAATTTTTTTCATTTTAAAGTTATAGTGTTAACAAAATCGGTACATATCGCGTAAGGTTTATTGTTTTTATAGTTCATAATATCATCTTTAGATAAAAGAGGAATTATGCATTTATCATTTATTCCTGATGTTAAATCATGAATCCATAGATATTTATGACTTGTACAAACGTAAGGTTCAGATGAATGGCAAAAATATTTAAAATCATCATCTAATGAAGCTAACATAAGTGCGGATTCCATATCTTTACAATGAAACCATAATTTTTCTTTTCTTAAACGCATCCATAACAATTCAATTTTATATTGAGGTTCGTCATGACCTAACCAAAACTCATTATTAATAACCCTTAAGTCAATTTCAACCTCATATCCGAGTTGTATTGCCGAATCAATATACGATGGTCTATTTTCTTTTTTTGGTATAGGTCCGTTTATGTTTCCTCTGTGAGATATAATTTTCATATTTCTTCAATTCTTAGTGTTTTATCATCTACAAAGACATCATAATATGGTTTATCGACCCTTAATTCATGAAACTTGGCACCCCACATATTTAATTGATTATATGTTAAATCATACCAGTTTAATTGTTTTCTACTACCTCTAGCGGTCCAGTAAACTATAGTATGTCCCTGTTCGTATAGATTATTTATTTTTTCAATATTTTCATAGATTGGAGTTGAGTTTTCATACTTCCTATCCTCAGACGTTTTACAAATAGTCTCATCTATGTCAACATATATTACTTTTAAATTCATATTATTGTTATATTTTCATTTATATCTCCGATTAAATTATTAAAATCAGAAAGGTATCTTTTTATTTCCATTGGGTTATTATTTTGATTTATGCCCATATATTCCAAATAATCCATTTCATAACTAACGCCTCCATCAATTGTACAATTATATAAATGTCCAATATTATTATTTGTAAATCTTGATATTGTATGTATCTTAAATTTTAAGTTTGGGTATTTTTCTTTTATAATATTTTCTAATTCATAAGGTACTGAATTATAACGAACTAAAACAAAATCAATAAAATTATTACCATTTAAATAGTTTCTAAAACTTTCTATTCTTTTACTATATCTTTCTATAAAATTTTTAAAATCATTTTCAACAAAATGATAAGGACTAGACCAAGTTTCATTTAAATAAAGATTGCCATGATATGGAGATTCGTGATTAAATACAAAATTATAATATGTATTATAAACCCATAATTCATCATCTTTTTGATTTGGTATATGTTTGTTCATTTTAGGCGCCGGACGTAGTTCTATATATTTGGGGTCACAAAAATGTTTAAAGTCGTCCTTAATACATTCACAAAGACCTACATAATTTGATATCATCATATCAAATGGACAAGTGTTATATCCATCAGATTTATTTTTTCGTAATCCAATTGACAACGCTTCTTGGGCTGCGGAGCAATTCCAACCTAAACTTATTCCTTCTCTATTCATAATAATGATTTTCTATATTTTTCTTTTTCGTCATCTAACAAACTATTTATGTCTTGTTTTCTAAGAAAATTTATTTTAGGTGAACTTAGAAAAATTTCTGCAGACTTTTCACAAATGTCTGAAATTATCGTACACTCTTCAATTGTAGAACCACATGCGATAATGCCGTGATTTTGAAGTAAAATTAATTTAGGAAATGTATTATTTTCATTAATAAATTCTGTGACATATTTTTTAATAAATTTCGTTAGTTCATCCCCTGGTTTTGCATAAGGAACTATACATGATTTTTCCCCATTAAAAATAACTTGGTCAGGAAATATGCGTTCATTGGCAAATTCTAAAATTTTATCACTTGATAGTATTGAAACTGTCTTACTGGGGTGTGTATGGGAAATAAAATTTATATTTTCATAAGTAAGTAAAAAGGTATGAAATCCTAACTCCATACTACCTTTTTTTTTAAAATTATTTAACTGATTACCATTAAAGTCATATTTTACTAAATCATTTAAACCTAACTCATAAAGATGGCTACCGCTTGCCTTTATGTAGAAAAAATCACCATCTTTTCCTGACACATTACCCTCCATACCAACACAATACTTACTTATTTGATTAGATAAGTTGATAAGTTTTTTAATAGTATTATTTTTGAATAACTTCATTTTAAGAAAAATAAGATAAAAAAATTAAACAGTAAAGTTGAGATGAAAAATAAGATATAGTATTATGTCGTAAAAACTATTTGTTTTGTTATTAGTTAAAAAACCTCCGTCTTTAACGTTTAGTTCCGTGTACTCGTCAAAAATTATACTTATAAAATTATTATTTTTTTTAAATCTATACTCAATATTTAAATCTTCAAGGTCTTTTAAAACGGTTTTTAGGTTTTTACAGTTTTCTCCTATTGAAATTTCTAAACTTAAGGATTCTTTATTATTTAAATTAGTGTAATCTATTTCATCTTTACTAAAAAAACGTACTACAAGGTCGGCATTTTCTCTTTGAGGTTTTATAAACATATTGAAGTCTTTCTGTCTTTTTTCGATACTTTCCAATACTTTATCGATACTATATCCTCTTTCTAATACGTCACGTTTAACTTTCCATTTTTTTTTCAACTCATTATCAGTGTCCATGAAAATTTTTAAATCATAAAGATTATTATCCCCATACAAACTATGTAATCCACAAACTATGAGATTATCCGATGGGTTAATTAATTGCTTTTCAGTAAACTTTCCACTGTGATGGTCGTAATCTACTTGATAAATTTCATTACCTAATTTTAAATTAAAAATATCTTCTTCCATTTTGGTGATGTAATTTGCTTTTGGGTTTAAATGAGTTGTTTGCTCCCAATTTTTATTATGACGCTCCCATTTATGATACCTATCACATTCTAAAGTGAAAGAATTATTATAACAATTTTTTAATAGTGTGCTTAATGTAGATTTTCCTGAGCCTGAATCGCCGCAAATTGCAAAAATATTACACTTAGACAATAAGAAGTTATATTTAATGTCTATTTGTTTGAAACAAATATTATTATTTGTTAAATATTCAAATAACGATGTTTCAGATACAGGTAAAAATTTATTACCATAAAATTCATAAATATCAAAATATTTATTCATTATTTTTGACCTACCAAATGCGAGAGCATCACAAAGGTATCCATCGTCAGAATTAGTAAGTCTGGTTTTATCCATTTTAGCATCTAAAGGTAGATATACAATATCATCCTCAATTAAGATGCCAAATAGATTCTTAGTTAGAATGTTTAAATCTAATCGGTAACGTATTACTAAATCATAATCGGTTGATTCCGATTCTCGGATAGATTTTATTTCATTTAGTTTATACAACTTAGCCCAAAGATTTATTACATTATTAATTCTATTGTCATCAACATATAATTGGTTATTTTCAACAATAGTGGTTATTGGGTTGAGCCCTTCCACTATTTTTTGAATATCCGAATCCTCTATTTGATTTAGGTATTTATCCTCAATATTTTCACTTTTTGTAATGTGTAAATATACATCAACATTGTCAAATTTTTTAATTATCTCATTCTGTATAAACTCAATACTTGTTTCATAATTTCTTATATAACCGGCAATTAATAGTGCAACTTTCATATGTTAAAGTGATTTAAACAAATTTTTATTTTTATATTTCATATCATTTAATATATCTAAAAGTTTTGGGTCATTGAATATTTTATCATAATAAAAATCATAGTTATCAATTACTTCTTTAGTTTTACTTGGTATATCGTCGTAATTGGCCCAAATGATATATTGATTGTATGGTATTTTTTCTTTTAATGGAACATCTTCACTAACAATGATAACACCATTAAGTAATGCTGGTAAAACACGTAATTCTTCAAAAGTATGATGGTGGTCTGTCTGATGTACGTTTACCATTATTTTTGTTTTATTATATAAGTCTAATAAACATTCATTTGAAAAACAGTCACCTACCGTGGTATTATCAATACCTAACTTACTCATTTGTGTTAAAGTGCTTATTCTCCTAAAGTTAGATTTTGAATCAAATAATGTAATTACTTTAGTTTTATCACCACTAAAATTGAGTTGGTATAAAATAGGAGGTACGTAAATTACTTTTGATAAAAAGTTTTGGAATTTACCGCAAGACCTAATGTTCTCAACATTAGGCAAACTATACTCAATAATATAGTCTAATGAATTAAGATAGTTAAATTTATCAATACGTACTAAATAAACCCCATCTGAATTTTTTACATTACCATATATTATATCATTAACAGACCTACCCCCTTCTTTTACTAAGGTATGTTCACATTGTATGTCAATCTTTATTGTTTTATTATTATTTTTAAAGTCAAAATAATAATCACCAAAGATAATGTTTATGTCCTCAGTACTACTATTTAACCAATTTTTTAACAAACCAACTATGTAGTTATAATACTCTCTAGTATGTATAACCTGAGTATCTGTGTAATATAAAAAACTGTTATTAATTTTTTCAATAATCATCTATCTACTGTTTGTTCCGTTTTTTGTTGGGCTCTTTTAACAAAAAAAGTTTTTATATTTTCATCAAAAGGATTAACTGAGTGACAATCATATTTAGGGTTTGGATTCGGTATATTATTCCACACGTCCCCTAAGTGCCGTATATCGCCATCAATATCATAATTTTTATGGTCATTTAATTCCCATAAAATTCTAGCCAAATATCTTTCCGCAGCACAACTTTCAGTTCTATTTGTTATTACTATTTGTTTAAAATAATCATATAACTGTTCAGTTTTTGAGGATGATATAATAAAACTACAACACCAACAAAAAGTACATTTGTCTAAATTATCTAGTAATCCTAATTTTGATAGTACCTCATTTGATATACCTTGTAACATACCATCTTGGAAGTATGAATTTATAGTACAGGCCTTAACGTTTTCATTATGGAGTTCCTTGAAATCTAATTTATTTTTCAATATGAACGTGTCTTGTGTTAAAACAATGTATGAATAATCATT